GAGGTTGGGAGATCTTCATGTAGAAGGGTATTAATTGCTTGGTTTTTGCCATGTTTTCTCCTTGTTAAAATATATCTTGTAAATATATCAGAAATATCTATATAATAAGAAGTACAGTTAGAGAACAATGAAAGGAAATATAAATATGAAACAAATAGTAGCTCTAGTACGAGTAAGTACAGATAAGCAAGATGTAAACAATCAAAAGTTTGCAATCACTAAAAAATATTCTGATACATCAATCACTTGGTTTGAAGAGCCAGGTGTTTCTGGTGCTAAGAAATTTCAAAACAGACCGGTGCTGCAAGATGCAATCCGAACAGCTAAGAAATTAAGATGTCCATTAGTTGTTTATTCTTTATCAAGACTTGGTCGTACATATGAAGTTGGTCAGTTCTTAGAGACAACTAACATTACAGTTGATGTATTGGATACTCCAAACTTAGATGATGCAATCGCTGGGTTCCATGTTGCAATCAATAGACTTGAAAGAATTAATATTTCAAATCGTACCAAGGCTGCACTTGCTAGATTAAAATCAGAAGGCAAGTTGTTAGGCAATCGTACTAACTTAGATGTAGTTAGAGTTAGAGGTCATGAAACTTCTAAGGCTAATGCAGATCAGTACGCAAAAAATATTTCAGAAATTATTTCTGGCATCAGAGCTACAGGCATCAGTACATTGTCTGGTTTAGCTAATGCTTTAAATGATCGTGGTGTTAAAACTTACCAGGACAAAGTTTGGTACCCGACAACAGTAAAAAATGTCCTAGAAAGAGTGGAGGTATAATATGTGGTCTTGTATTGTTCATATGTTAAAGAAACAATTAATGACTAAAGTGAACACAAAAGATAAACAATATGTTTACAAGGAACCAATGAGCATAAAAGAAATCTTGATTGGAATTGCAGAAGGTTTAGCATTCTTGTTTTTTTTAGGATCCTTAATCTTAGCTGTTACCCTTGGCTGTGTCATGATTGATAAGTGTTATTATTTTTATGTACCAGGAGGATTTTAATATGAAAGATAGTGGTAGAAAAACTTCTTACAAAAGAAAAGAATTAGGTGCGAGTGTGATCGGTTCTCTGATCCCTGGCATAAAAGGTTTCAAGACTTCGAATGAAGTTTTGGAAGATGCTCTAAATGAGCATCAAGGAAAGGAGGCTAAGAATGACTTAGCTAACAATCCAAAGGTTAAGGCTGGTCAAGCACTTGAACCGGCAATAACTAAAATGTTTGTCGATGAGTTACAATCCATAGCAATCGATCAGAAGGCCAAATTTAAAATCTCTGTTCCAGAGAAGGCCAACTTGTACTCATTAGACAATGGGAAACTCGGCAGCTCACTTGATAATCTTTTAACGATTAACAATGGTAGTCTAGAGGTTACGGATCATAATAAAACTACAATCGTTCTTTCGAAAAGTGGTCCCGTAGAAATCAAAAACTACTCTGGATCTGCCGAGGATCCAGTCAATCCATTGTATGTTTACCAACTACAGCAGCAGATGTTATGCACCGGATCTACCTGGGGTATCATTGTTCGATTAGTTAAAGGTTGGGAATTGCAATGGTATGTTTATGAAAGAAATACTGAGATGTGTAATGACATCATTAATGCAGCTACAGATTTCTGGAATAGATTTGATGGGATCTTAGAAGGTAAAGACTATTGGTATCCACCAGAGACTACTGAAGAGGCTACTAAGATCTTTAAAGGTAATGGTAGTAAAGAAGTTTTCTCAATGGATAGTAACAATATGTTATCTGAATTGATTGATGAGTTTATGAATGCAAGTAAGACTGAGAAAGAGGCTAAAGCTCAGAAGGATGAGGCATCAAAGGCTATCAAAACAATTATGAAAGAGCATGAAGTTATTTCTTTTAATGGTTACATTGTATCTCATACATCAATGACCAGGAAAAAAACTAAAATGGTAGAAGTACCAGGTGCTGATCCTATTGTAACAAGGAGGTTCAGTATAAAGGATGCCAGATGATTATAACTTTCAATGGTTCAATGCTTATATCACAGCTCGTAAGTACACAGCTAAGATGCTGCGTGAAAAGATCTTACAAAAGACTGGCCATGATATTGAGCAACAGTTCCTGGAAGAGATCATCGAAGTCATGGGCCAAACAGCTTATGAGTTCATGCGTCTACAACAACAAGTGTTTACAATTAATGTCGTAAAGGAGGAAAACATAAATGACACAACAAGAAACGAAACAAACGAAGGAGAAGATGACGATGACGAACCAACATACAACTAATATTATTGTTGAGGCATTATCTAAATTTCAAAGTGAGGCTAATGCAGCAGTCAAGTCTAGCAAAAATCCTTTCTTTAAATCTACTTATGCATCACTCGAAGATGTGATAGCTGCTGCCAATGAAGGGGCCAAGTATGGTTTAGCATTTACTCAATGCGTAGACTTTGAGAAAGATGTATTGGAAGGATCTGTAGTACCTACAATGTATGTAAGGACAACTCTAATGCATAAAGATTGTGCTGCTGTAATTACATCTAGATACCCGGTGGTTCCAAAGAATAATAAGTATGATGATAGCCAGGCATTAGGATCTGCTATTACTTATGCTAAGAGATACTCACTCCAGGCAATCTACGGATTACCAAGTGAGGATGATGATGGCAATGCCAATACTCATAATGAAAAAGTTAATGCAGATCAAAAAAGAAAGATGACTGTATTTGCTAACACAATAAAACAATCTGTTGATCAGACAATGAGAGACAAAGACATGAGTGATGCTGAAAAAATTCATGATCTTATAAAGATTGAAAAAGAAAACAAAGCAGCATTGGAGAAGTTATTAACTTTAGATAAAGGTCAATGGGATATGTTAGTTACTTATTTTGTTGAGGCAAAAAAGAAATTAGGAGGCAATAATGACACTAATGCTAACTAAGAAACAACTAGGTGTATTTGATTTCATCCAGGAGTACATAAAAAATAATCGAGTACCACCTACTGTAAGAGAGATAGCTAAAGACTATGGCTGCGTTCACAGTAATGTCCATAGAATGTTGAGGCTATTAGAAAGAGATGGATACATTAAGGTGCATCCAGCTAAACCAAGAGGAATAGAGGTATTGAAAGATGGCTAAAGTCTACAAGTCTCGGTTCAGTAAATGGTTTATTAAAGAGCTCATTAAAGCATTTGATGGGGAACATGATGTAGTTGTAATTACATTTGATCAACACGATAGTGAAGGTCATCCTCATCAGAAGTTTTATTCAGCAGATGATATTGATTTAGAAGTTATGCATAAGACAGCTACAATTAATATCAGACCATACGAGGAATACTGGATTGAAAAACATAAAGACAAAATAGAAAATGAGTTATTGAAAAGACCGGTAGAAAATAGTACCGGTAACTAATGAAAGTTTTTATTTTTGTTTTGTACCTTTGTACATCTCAAGGTGACTGTATGTATCAAGTAGCACCATATCAATTCTATACTCTGGAGGATTGTCTAAAATTTAAGGAGTATAATGATAAAGAAATTCAAAAGAATTTTAAAGAGAACAATATAAATCCTAATCAAATTAGATCTAAATGTCATGTATTAGATGTACCTAACGAGACCAGGATAAGCACTTTGCCTTTAAACGCATTTTAAAGCTCATACAGAGCAATCTTTATTTCAATGACAGATGTATCGGACTATGCTTTAAGCATAGCTCTACGAGCATTTCTGATGGCTTTCTGTGAGCATTTATCAAAGACTTCCATTGGATATACATTTCTATCTCCATACCCTGGATCATCTATAGAATATGATGAGAAGGTCCTAACATATTCCTTACCATTCTCTTCGAACACATCATAAAGATATGCCTCAGTAATTATTGTAGCACATTTAAGTTTATTAAAATCTGTATCACCTTCAAGAGTTGAGCTCCCAACAATATCAACCCAAGTTAATTTTAGGAAAAAATATTTTTGGTTATTGATAGTAACTGATTTCATACTCTACCCTGGCCCCGATATTTTTTTTTAGTAACACTTTTATTTAATGACTTAGTATGTCTACCTGGTCTCTTTCTAGGTTTAGGTCTAGGAACAAAATCAGTAAACTTTTGTTTAGCCATTACACAATCTCACCGGTCCATCGGCCATGCTTGTCCATCTGCATTGGATAGATGACTGGCTGTCCATTGATCACAGCTCCAGTAGAAATAATAAATCTCATTCTAAAGTTACGAGAATATTGGAAGGCAAGGCTAGATTGTTTTGTGAGACATCCGACCTGGAGGGACCACACTAAACTATCTGGATTGCTAAAATATTGTATAGCTGCCTTCGAATGGAAGTGGCCTTGAATAGTATGTTTGCCGTATTGGAGACTGAGCTTGAGGCCGTCTGCTGCCATACCATGAGTAGCAAAAACTTCCGTACCATCTGACAATGGAATATTAATATCATCTACCCATTTCCATCCTGGTCCTACTTCTAAAAATTCATTATAGTTTCTAAGGTAAGCTCTAGGCATTCCATGTTTAAGAGCTCTTCTGTATATTAATGATGAGTGATTAGAGTGTAACAATGTCATCTCCGGAAATATTTTTTCCAAGTCATGCATTACTTTCTTTGCCATCTTTAATTCATCACCGGCTGATGGAAGATCCGGATCGCTTTCCCACATTGACAATGCGTGGGCATCACATTCATCACCGACATTTAAAACAAAGTCTGGTTTAATTTTTTTTTTGATTGCTTTTAAAAACTCCAGGGCATCGGGATGCTGCCAGGGTGCGTGTAAATCTGAGATCACTAGGACCGATGAATAACCTTTAGCCATAAAATTCGTCTTTAACCCATTGCTCTACATCGAACCCAGGACAGTTTGGTTTGTTAGGTTCAACATCACAATGGCCGATAATTTTCAAATCATCTCCATACATATCTTTAGTTGTATTGATTAGATTATGCAAGGTAATAAATTGTGCATCAGTAAAGTTGTCTCCTCTACCAACAAGACAGATCCCAATGCTTGATGCATTCACAGCTACAGCATGAGCTCCTTGCATATTAATATCTCGACCTGGTTCTAACTTTCCAGATCTAGTTATTACCCAATGGTATCCAATGTCATCCCATCCTCTTTCTTCTGTGTGCCATTTACGAATTGTCTCTGCTCCAATATCCATATCCTCTGGAGTATCAGCACAATGGATTACGATTGTATTAGTTTCTTTTCTTGGTTTCATTGATTAGCCTTTCCTATTATTTTATTTATTCTTGTTTTACCAAACTCATCTACATAAACTTCTGCCTCTACAAAATCACAAGTGTATTTACTATCATCATATCCGTATCTAACTATTTCTCTTTTAGTCTTTAAACAATCTGAGATACTCTCTTTATGTGTATGCTCTATGACACTACCACTAGCCCAAAGACATAAACTTATTACAGCTTTGATTATCATTAATGATCGCCATTTAACTTTCCAAGATTAGCTCGAACACTATCTTTTAGTTTTTCAACATCTACTAAAATTTTATCTACATCTTTTTGTAGTCTTTCAATGTTTACTTTGTTTGTCATATTCTGCTCTTGATTTTTTTCTAACTTCTCTACTTGAGATGCAAGATGTTCAAGCAGCATAAACTGTTCCTGGTCTATAGGTTTCTGAGCTGATGCCTCCAGGAGATCTTGCTGTTGTAGTTTGTCAGCAGTCTCTAATAAATTAAGTCTTTCAATAATGCCAAAGTAGGCCCAGACACCTATCGCTACGGCCCCGGCAATCGCAATTAAATTTTTTATGGGTAAGGCTACCGATGTTTGATCTGATATTTTCATATACCTTGGAGCCTCGGATCTTTAGATGTAATATTCTTTTTAGCTTTGGGCCTAGCAATACTGTCCATACTTCTTTTACGAAGTTGTGCTTTCGCTGATGTTTCTTTTCTTTTCTCATCAATTTGTTTTTTTAGGTCCCACTTAAAATTCATTTCTTATCTATCTTCTTTAGTTTTTCAAAACTTCTTGCACCAGTTAATCCAAGCAATGCAAATAATGTAGTCATCAATACATCACTAGGCAAGGTAGGTAAGTTTATTGGATTGTTTGTTATAGCTGCATACCAGGTAGTAATAGGTATCACTAAGAATTGAAAACCAAATGCCAGGACACAGATCCATGCAAGGGTAGGTCTCCATAATCTTTGGATCCAGGACAGAGCTCCAGTAGCCTGGGCATCTGCTCTATTTATTTTTGCTTGTTCTTTATCTACATCGACTAGAGCTTTAACTAATTCTTTCTCTAAGTCTGCTTTGTGTTTTGCAATTTTATTTTTATCAGGCACCAGCTCAACAGCTTTGTTGAGGATTGGTAACAGAGCAGTCAATCCTTGTATCATTTTATTCTCCTAATTTATTTTAGCTAATTTTAATATACCGATAATAGCTGTAACTACAGCACCCACATAGAAGATCACTTTAAGACCACCTTTACCCATGGCCACTTGCTGCTTTAATTCTGTAATGTCTTTTGTATTTTGTTCTAGATCTCTGTGAATATGATCTAGTTTTTCATTGATATGTTTTAATGTAATGGAAGTTACTGTAGGTCTAGTGATTGATCTTTTTTTTCTGGAAATCTTTTGCATTACAAATCATGCTTGAACAACTTACAAAAGTTATTATAAGCATCCCTCCAGAATTTAGTTATTTTTTCTTGATAGTCTTTTAAACTTCTTTCTTTATACGGAAAATCTTTCATAAAATCTTCAAACATTATTCTACTAAGTCCCAAGTCTGATTTGTTTCATTCCAAGTATAATCTTGACCATCTGTAGGTTTAGCAACTGGTGGATCCCAAAGACAAGTTGTTTCATTTAATGTCCAACTATTAAAAGGTTTAGGTGGAATAAAAGCATCTTTAATGTGGTCGTAAGTTGAACCTATACCAGCAAAATTTTTTCTTAATGGTGTGCCACCTAATTGATGTACTCCACCAATAGTATTGTAAGAAGTTTGTATCCATTGTCCTGGTTCATTATCAATGTAACTATCTATAAATTCTTGTTCAGCTACTATCACTTTAATAACTTTACCATCTCTAACTTTTGCAAAATGAGCCATAATTTTTCTCCTATATTTGATACCTAATTACTACAATTCCAGAACCACCATTATAACCAGCAACACCACGACCACCGCCACCGCCACCGCCAGTATTTGCAGTACCATTTGAACCAGCTGGATTTCCACTTTCACCAGAACCATCTCCTCCGCCTCCAGCACCACCAGAACCTTCTCCAACATTTTGGTCTGCCATAGCACCTCCACCGCCACCAGCATAGGTTTGACTTGAGCCTGTTCTAATTGAATTTGATAAACCATCTCCACCATTTCCAGCATTAGAACTTGGGTATGTGCCTGTAGCTGGGTATCCAGCTTGAGAGGCACCTCCGCCTCCGCCACCACCTCTACTGTCAGAAGTACCTTGACCACCAGCAAAACCTTGACCACTTGTACCACTACCAGGTGATTGTCCATCATTGGCGGCAGTACCTCCACCAGAACCACCAGAACTAGCATTTTGTCCAGCCGATGCACCAGCACCACCACCATTTGCAGTTATACTATTAAATGAACTGTTATTACCATCTGTTTGACCAGAAGTAGAATTAACTCCAGTACCACCAGCACCTACTGTAACTGTATATGAACCAGAAGATAAAGAACTAAATTGACTTTGAAGATAACCTCCAGCACCTCCTCCACCATTTCCATTAAATCCTCCAGTACCACCTCCAGCACCACCTCCAGCAACAATTAAATAATCTACATTTGATAAAGTAGCATTATTAGTAAATGTACCAGATGATGTAAATGAGTGTACTCTATAATTTGAATAAGTTGTTATTGTTCCACCAGTTGGTAAACTAAGAATAGTTTTATTTATACTTGATGAAGAAGTTAAATCTGCATTTGTAACTGAAATTGAAATAACTGTACTTGCTGATAGATTATAAATTGCACTTGGAACAGCAACAGTTGCAGTTGTATCATTAGTAGGTGTAACAGTTACAGTAGATGCTGAACCACCACTAGGTGTAAATGATACTTGTAAATTAGATGATAAAAATCCTGTTCCAGTTAAAGTTAAATTAGATGTAAGACCATTATATATACTTCCCGATATTGAATTTAATATTACTTGTTCTGTTGAAACTTTTACAAAAGAAGATAAACTTTGATTATATACTTTTAATAATCCAACAGAAGTATCATACCACAAATTTCCTTCGCTTGGACTAGATGGTGCTGATGCTGATTTTACAACTTTAGCATCATTACCAAGTTTAGCATTTGTAATAGAACCATCAGCTAGTCTAGCTATAGGTAATGTACCAGTAGTTAATGAACTTGCGTTATCACTTGGTGGAACATTGTCTAATGCTGTTGATACTACATCACCCGTTGCGTCTAATAAATCTGAGAGATCTCTCGCTTTAGTCATAACGGATTAAACCTCCGTTGGTGGTGTGTAACCTGTAAGGGCAGTTGCCTCAGCTTGAGTAAGTCCTAAGTCTAAGAGCTTTTGATTGCCACTAGCTTTGTTAGTTGCGTCAGCTTGTTTAGCTGTATTGTATTCAGTTTTCCAAATAGAGTAATTACTTTCAATTTCTTCTTGTGTATGATTTGATAGTAATTGCACTATCTCACAAGCACCTGTTGAAAAATTATATTTTGCACCAACTCTTACTTTTTTAAATGCTAAAACTTCAACTGGATTTATTTCTGTATCTGTTATTATGAACATTATTCTACCTCCATAACTATTAGTGAACCATAAATTCCATCAAATGATGTTGTATGACCATTTCTAATTTGACCTAAAGTATTAACATTACCAGTCCATTCACCTATTGCCCTAAACTCAACTGTTCTTTGTGATGTTGATGAGTTTTGTGCAAAACAAGTAATAGTAGCACCACTTGCGTCTGCTGAATAACCATTGGTTGCTAACGCACCACGACAAACATTATCTACAAAGACACCACACAAACCAGTACCATTAGCACCAGTACCACTAGGTGCATTAGCCATAATAACTAATTTAGATGTTGAACTAACAGGTGTTATATTTACAGTCACATGAGCAACACCGACATTTGGTATTGAACCTCCACTATAACTACTTGTAGTAACACTTGATGAGGTTGCACCAGAAGTATTAACTCCTGTCACAATTTGTTTAACTTTACCTTCTGGTTTTGCTGCATATTCTAAGGCTGTTGCACCAGAATTAACTTGCAAAATTTGATTTGCAGTACCAATGGGTAATCTTTCTAAACCAGAGGCACCTCTTATAACTGTGTCACCTTGAGTAGTTAGTGTTGTTGTTAAATCTGTTCCATCAATACCATCAATACCTTTAGCAGACATTTGTTCCCAGTAACTTGCATTTGGTGGAGCATTACCAGTTGTTGCTGCAATACAGATATAAGAAGATCCAGAGCTCTCTACTACATCGTCTACGACATAAGCAGTTGCTCCAGAGTATGAACCCTTCCAA